CATGGCCTGCGTTGGGGGTGTGTACGTTCCGGTTCCGGTTCCGCCGGTGCCGGTTCCGCCGGTGCCAGTGCCGCCGTCCGTTTCGTCCTCGTCTTTCTTCTTGCGCTTCTTACTGCTGCCGCTCGAAGAGACTAGGCTTTCAGGAACAGACGACGGCGGCGTGGAGTAGTACTCCACTGTTTCTGGGCCAGTGGCTACCGCTTCGGGTGCTGCCTCGTCGCCCTGATTTAGGAAGAGCCGCGCGAACAGGCTGTCGTCAAACCGCTCTTTCAGGATGTCTCCTGCCTTGTCGATGAAGTTTTTCTCGCCCTTCTTCTTCGCCTTTTTCTTAGGCTTCGCACCGCCAGTCACGATGTTGTTCGGGTCGCGGAACGCACCCTTGTTCGCCGCTTCACTAAGCTGAGCCGGGGTGTAGCCGGGCACCTTACCGACACGCTCGAAGCTGCCGTCGCTCGACTGCTCGTAGATATAGCCGTTGGTGCCGACGAACTGGCCGGGGCCGGGGGTGAACTTCTCGCCTGCGGCGGGGGCCGCGGTATCGGCTTTGTCGCCCGCGGGGCCGGGTTCGAGTGGTGTATCGCTACCGAATACACGCCCTTCTGCGCTGTTGATAGCCGCGTCGCGCCGCGCTTTCTCCTCAGTAGACATAAAAGTGGCTTCTGCGTCTTCAACGGCTGTGCCGGTCGGGCTTGTGTCCACAGGCAAAACTTTGGCGCTGTCCACGGGGTCTACCGCAGGCGCGACATCTTTAGGTGCGGGCAGGATGATCGTTCCATCCTTCGTAGGGATCGATACTTGGCCTGCGCCCCCGGGGAGACGGAGGGACATATTACCGCGCGAGTTTGCAAAAGCGTTTAGCGTTTCGTTTGACACGGGAGCACCAGCCGCGTCGATGCCGCGCTGCCCGTCGGGTACAGCCACCGGCTGCTGCGGCGTCGTAGCAGGAGGCGCAGGCGCTAACTGCCCGTTGGCGAGCAGCGACAAGCCAGCGAGGCCGGGAAGAGCCACGCCCGCGCCACCAGCCGCTATGAGCAGCCTCTTGGTGATCGGGTCCATACCGGCGTCGGTGGCTACCCGAGGGCCGGGGCGAATAACGTCGGCTGCTTCATCGGCAGACATAAAGACCGGGCGCAAAACGTCCATAGGATCGGAGACTGTGGCCGCTGGATTTATGTCAGGGAAAAGTTCACCGCCTCGCGCTGGACGCACTTCCCGCGCGGTGTTCAGCGCGTTCAGTGTGTCGTTCTCGCGCATGGCGTTCCGCAGCACGAGCGCGTCATTTTCATCTATGGCGTTCGTCAAACTGCGCGCATCATTCTCGCGCATCATGTTGGCGAGGAGGCGATCGTCGTTCGCCGCGGCAGCCCTCGACACGAAGCCTTCGTCCAGCATGTTAGCCGCGCCGGGCAACCGAGTCCCCGCCGCGGCAGTGCGAGGCGCGCTATAACCCAGATTGCCGAGTATGTTTTCTAGGCGAGCAATTTCCGCAGGAGAGACAGCGGCGGGGGTAGGCGAAATCCCACCCTGCGGGATGCGCGGCCCGACGCTAACTGGTGGGGGTACGGCAGCCTGCTCGCCAGCGTTAAGGTTATCCATCAGTTCGCGGAATTGCGCTTGCCGGGGGGTCAAAGGCGCGGCATCTATGCCTGCCACCGCGCGCGGCGCGCGGCGCGCCAGTGCAGCCGCAGCAGCAGCCTCAGCCGCAGCGCGGGTCGGCCCCATCACGCCGGGCATTCCGTAGGCGGTCGCCGCCACAAGCCCCGCGTTGGTTCCCTTGCCGTACATGGTGGGGTCAAGAGTCTCGAACGGCTGGAAGATGGCGTTGGCGTCACCGTAGCCGCCCGCGTAGCTATTCATAAAATCATCAGGGGTGCCCCCGCTGAGGTAGTCCAAGAGCCCAGTCCCTAAGCCGTAAGCGGGGCTAACGACCGCGTCGAGAGCACCCGCGCCGCCAGCCAACAATGTACTAGCTAGTTTCGCTTCCGGCCTAGCACCGGGGTAACCACCGAACTCTTTTGACGGTAGCAGGCCGGGGCGCGGGTTCACCTCGCCATATCGCGCCACATCGTAGGCAGACACGTACGGACTGTCGTCGTTACGAGCACCGAACAGGTAATCGTACGAAGGAACCGGCTGGCCTCTACCCATCATGCCGGGCTGGAAGACGGGGCTGTCGACGATCCGCTGCACCGGCTTGCCCGAGTAGAAGTCCTTGTAGAACCGCGAGCGGAACGTGTCGGCCTCATCTCGAGTGAGGCCCGCCGGGTTGGGGACAGCAGCGCCAGTCTTCGCGCCAGCCGCGAGGGACTGCGTGAACCTGTTGCCTATCTGCGCCTTCGTCAGTTGCGGCGGCTGGGGTAGCGCAGCATTGATGCCAAGTGTCCTGCCCGCCATAGTCGATAGCGGGTTGGTTGTCGGACTGCGGGTTCCAGCCCCAGAAAGCAGCGACGCCACGGCGGCGTTTTGTGCCGCGGTATTGCGAGGTGCCGCGGCTGTACTAGCCCGAGAAGTAGACGTCGTGCCTAGAGACGTTCCCGCCATGCTGGACAGGGTATTGCTCGTCGGCTTCTTTGCCGTTGTAGTTGTCGCGGGCTTCTTTGCGGTGGTGGTGGCTGCAGGCTTCGTTGTCGAAGCGATGGCGTTGCGCTGCGCTACGGTAACCGTGCCACCCGTCGGCGTACTGGTCTTCGAAGCCGTTCCCGTGGTTGGGAGGTACAGGCCGCCACCGACGTACATAGTTGCCATCTCGATGCTCCTAGACCGTGACGGTCAATGTACCCACGGACCCCGTCGCCGACAGGCTGGTTGGTCCGATGTATGCGTAGTTGGCGAGAACGACCTTGAGGACGTCGGCGTCGCGATAGACTTCACCAACAATAAGGCCAACAGGGTTATCGGGCAAGCTCGGCAAATACAGCCTGCCGCCGCGCAGCACAGCCGGGAAATCTGCAAGGCGCGTGTAGTTCTCGATCCAGCGGTTTAGCTGGAAAGCCCAGTTCTGGTTGTACTCGAACGGGGCTCGAGGTGGTGCTGGAGGAAGGGCAGCCGTCGACTTCAGAACATTGGGCGAAGTCATCGCTGGCCATCCGGGCTGGCGTACAGGCGAGGCACGCCCAGCTGCCACAGCGTTCCGTCGGTGTCCGTGGCCACGGTGAAGTCAATCGAACGGGCGCGGAAGCGGCGGTCGAGCTTGTCCGTGTACTCCTCAACGGGCACCAGCAGCGTGCCAGCCGCGGTGCGCGTGATATTCGGGTCTGGCCCCGTCACGAAGCCGGAACCCGGGTAATCGCGCTTATTGAACCTGAAGGTGATGCGCGGCGTCTGGGTGTTCGAGCCGTAGAAATTGACGTCTGGAATGATGCGGCTGATCAGCATGAAGTCCATACCGCTACCAATTTCGAACACCGACGACGTCAGGTAGGCGTCGAGCTTCGCTCCCGGCGCAACCGAGTTGTCGCGGGTGCCCAAGTCCTGCATGTAGATGTAGCCGTCGGGCGACGCCGCGAGAGGTACGTCCTCGTGCCACGCATCAAGCCAAGTGGTGCGGCCAACGTCGTTGTAGCTGCCGTAGTACCAGATCAGGTTCGACTGGTCTTCGTAGTTGCAGACCACGTAGAAGTTGCACTCCTCCGACCCATTGACGGGTAGGTGCCAGATCACTTCCTTGTACTGGCGGTCGACACCGGCATAGATCTTGTCGGTCTGGTTGAAGTTCAGGATCGAGAAGATGTACTGGCGCACCGAGCACGGCATGTCGCGCACGACGCCGTCGTACATCTGGAAGACGCCATTCGCCATCCAGAAAGTCATTGCACCCGTGGAGATGACGGCGTTGGGCCCGATCAGGTGGATGTTCGTGCCGATGCGGACTTCGCCGAAGGTGTAGGGCGGACCAACATACTTGAAGCTGTGCAGGCTGACGTCGGTGAAGACCAGCACTTCGGTGGTCGTCTCGACGGCCTTCAGGATGCTGGAGCCGACGCCGAGGCGAAGTTCGCCCGCGCTGTTGGTGGTATCGGGGAACCACACGGTCTTGTCTTCGGTGGTCGACCACCTGATCAGGACAGGATCCTGCGTGTCGCTGTCGAGGGGATTGGCACCAAAGCAGATGACGTGTCGGCTGTTGTCGCTGACCAAGACCTGAGACGCGACGACGGGCACGTATTGCTGTATGGCCGACGCGGCGGTCGAGCGCAGCGTCACGGCACGGCCACTGACCGTCGAGGTGTCCTTGAAGTACACGCCAGCATTACGAGCGTTGAAGAGGATGTCTTCACCGAAGGCGTCCTCAGACCACAGGCGAATGCCTTCAGTCGTCAGAGGATCGCCGGTGCCCTGACCCCAGCCAACCGAACCGCTCCAGACGCCTGTGCCCCACCCATCCCCGGTCTGCGCCGTCGCGAAGCCGACGTTGATCTGGTACTCGGCGGTAACCGTTCCGCCGCCGGTGGCAACTGTAGATGTGACTGGCGACGAGGTGGTCAGCGTGAACGTGTAGCTGTCGGCGTTGATGACTTCGACGACCTGAAACTCACCCTCGAAGTCGGCGAGGGCGATGCCGCCGAGGGTGCCAACGATGCTGGCGAGATCGAAGGTCACGAAGTCGCCGACGTCGCAACCGTGGGCCGTGTCGGCGACCGTGATCAGGTGGCTGGTGACGCTCGTCGCTGCTACGGTGGTAAAGGGGTCAGTGAGGGTTTCGGTGTCCCGTAGGGGCGTGATGTCGACGAGCTGGCTGCCCTGAATGAGGTAATACTTGAGGTTGGTGCCAGCAGCGTAGAGGTTCAGGCCATTCAGTTTGGTGAAGGGGAAGAGGCTGCGGAAGGTGCCTTCTGCGGGCGAGGACGTAAACTTCGTCCAGCCGCCCATGCTCTCAGCAGTGCCCGAGCGCCAGCGGATCAGATTGCAGTCATACCAGCCGCCGGTGTTGCCGTAGTTGGTAGTCTCCCGATTTACACCGGGGCGGAACTGCAGCTTGATGGGGTCTGGTGCGGGTCCGCCTTCGGCCATTGAGGCATACTCCGGGTATTAAGGGTCTGGCTGGAAGGCGTATATCATCTATCTCGTCCTCCTGCCTCTCAGCCACCGCACAATGGGGCGGAACAAAACCATCAACGCTACGCCCACGGCAGCGAAGGGCCAGACCCACGCTGGCAGGCTGGTCTGCAAGCAGTCTAGCAGCGTGCCGTCTGTGCCGCCAGCGTCATGCACGACGCAGCAGGCGTGGATGGCAGGGAAGATTAGCTCCGCCCACTGGAAGCCCGTGCAGCCGTCGGAGGTGAACCCGTCAGGCGTCAAGGTCTTTCGCCTGCATCCACATGGCCGCGGCTTGATCCTCGGTCAGACCTAAAAGGTCGGTCAGGCTGACACGCATAGGGTGGCCCCAGTAGATGACGGTGGAACGATCCCACCATACCTGAGCAATGGCGCGTTCCGTTGCATCGGCAATGTTTGCGATTGCCTGATCGATAGCGTCGAGCGAAATGCCGGAGGAGATGAGACCAATCCGCAATTGCCGGTCGGATAGCGGGTATTCGGATGGACCCTTAGACGGTGGCGGCGGCGGAGGGGGCCGTCCGCTAAAAGCGCCATTGACGTAACTGCCCTCGATCTCCGCCTCGTCGTGGGGATCCGCTACAGCGGTCACCCCGTCAGGAGGCGTGTATGTAGCTATATCGCCGATGATGACATTGACCACTACGTTGTTTTCAAGAAGCGCAATCCTAGAAGACATAGACTTCTACCCTTCCATTCCCACCAGCGCCGCTGTTGCCGGTTTCAGAACCGCCACCGCCGCCGCCGGGGGCAGTGCCTGAAGCCGCAACGTTAGCGTCAAAGGCCCCACCGCCACCATTACCACCGTTGATGCTGATGCCGCCAGCGCCCCCAGCCGTAGCACCGCAGCCGCCACCACCGCCGCCGCCGCCAAAAACACTGCCCCCGCCAGCGCCGCCGATGGTCGTTGTACCGCCACCGCCACCGCCGCCGCCGCCATATTCAGCACGCCCTCCAATCGCCGCGGCACCCGACCCAAAAACACCGTCGGCCCCGCTTCCGCCAATATCGATAAATTGAGCATTGGCCCCGCTGCCGGCCGGGTCCCCGCCGCCCAGACCGCCCAGGCTGGCCCCCGTCGCGCCAGCCGCCGCCATGCCGCCGCCACCGCCGCCACCGCCGCCTTGGGTAGTATTGCCGTTACCGCCGCCGCCGCCATATGCCGTAAGCAGCGAACCAAACGACGTGTTGCCACCTGCTGCGCCGTCAGTTTCGTCTGAGGTTCGCGCCGCGCCGCCTGCGCCTATCGTGACCGTCTGAGACGACCCGGCAGCGGTAAATGTTAACCATTTTTCTGTGTAGGTACCGCCACCTCCACCGCCGCCGCCGTCCGTCGATCCCGCGCGCCCGCCAGAACCGCCAGCGCCCCAAGCGCGAACATAGACCATGTCCCCTGATGCTGGCCGGGTCCACGTACTAGACGAACTAAAGATCTGTACATCGACAGCACTTGCCGCGGCCCACTCTGGTGCTGTAGCCCCAGAATTCATGGTCAGAACCTGCGAGGCGGTGCCCTTGGCCAGACGCTCCCACTCGGTAGCGCCGCGATACAGAATGTCGCCCGACGCCTGCGAGGCCGGGGAAGGAACGCGATTGCCCTCGACGGCGATGAAGCCAGCAGCGCCGCGCGAAACGGTTGTGTCGGTGGCTGCACCGAGTTCAATCGTGCCAGCGGTCAGCGCATTGCCGGTGCCGATACTGAGAGCGCCGTTGGCTGTCAGCACGCCAGCGGAGTGCGTAAGCGTGTAGTTGCCTGCGTTAAAATTGATGACGCCGCCGGACGCAAGGAACAGATCCGCCCACGCCGTGCCGCTTACGCCAAGCGCTGCCGCGTCATTTGTGGAAGGCAGCAGCGCGGCGTCGTAACTGTAGCCACTCGATGCGCCAGCAAAAGCCAGCGTGTTCGTGCCTTCGGTGATGGTCACATCGCCATTGTCGAAATTAATAACGCCGCCCGACGCGAGAAAGAGATCCGCCCACTGCAACGAGCTTGTTCCGAGCGCGGCGGCGTTGTTGGTGGCAGGTGTAGCCGCGCCAGAAGCCAGCGTCAGATTGGTGAGCCCTGTCACCGTGCCGCCCGTGATGGCGACACTGGACGCGGCCTGCGTGGCCAGCGTTCCCGTCAGTGCGTCCAGCACATTCGTGCCGTCGCAGTACAGCCACCGTGACGTCCCCGTCGCGACCGTGGTAGTCGTCCCGCTCGCGCCTTTGACAGTCATCGCACCGTTGGTCGAGTTCTTGAAGACCCACAGCTTTTCGGCCAGCGGGACGACGACGTTGAATGCTCCGCCCGGAGTGCCGGTAAACTCGATGAGCGCGTTGCGTGTTTCGTTCGAGAGGTAGTCGGTATTGCTGAGCGTGTAGTCGCCCGTTCCCACCTTGGCGATAGCCAGATAGCCGGTGATGGCCTGCTCGAGCAGCGTGCCAAGGTTCGTGTTGGTCGTATCACCCCACGTTCCCGACTGATCGCCGGTCGCCATAAGCTCCAAGCGGAGTGAGGGGGAAGCTGTGCTCGCCATTCTGTTTCCTTACGTCACAACCTGCGTCCAGCCACCGCCGGGCCCGGTAGGAACTTGAACCCATCCCGCAACAGGACCGGGCGGGATCAGTTCCCAGACGAGTACATTACCTGCAAGCACCGACGCCGACAAGCCTACGGGGTATATGTTGGCTGTACCCGTGACGGTCAGCGAACCTTGCGCCGTTGCGCCGCTCAGCCCCGTCGGGAAAATGTTGGCGTCAGCCTCGACGGTGACGCCGTTCAGTGCCGTCGTAGCCGCTTCGCCCGTCGGGTATATATTGGCGTCAGCCTCAACGGCGAGATCGCCGAGCGCCGTGATCGCCTCTACGCCTACAACGGTAATAGAAATAAAGATGTCTAGTGCGCCCACAGCGCCAGTGGCAGCGACGCCGGTGATTGCAATGTCTACCGAAACGTCGACACCCAGCGTACCGACAGCGCCTGTAGCCGTCACACCCGTGACGGTGATGTTGGCGTCACCCTCGACAGCTGTGGTGCCGAGATTGCCGGACGCGCTCACGCCAGTCGGGTACGCTTTAGCCGCGCCAATCGCAGTAAGTGTACCCACAGCGCCGGTGGCAGCGACGCCTGTGATCGCGATGTTTACCGAGACAATAACACCCAGCGTACCGACAGCGCCTGTAGCCGTCACACCCGTGACGGCGGTGTTGGCGTTAGCCTTGACAGCTGTGGTGCCAAGATTGCCAGACGCGCTGACGCCCGTCGGGTACACTTTAGCAGCGCCAATCGCGGTGGGTGTACCCACAGCGCCGGTGGCTGCAACGCCGGTGAGGCTGGCCGCAGCGTTGGCTTTTACGGCGACCGAATTGACGGACCCGGTAGCCGAAACACCGGTGACGCTGATGCGCGCAGGCAGCGCGACAGCGATCGTACCTACGGCACCGACCGATGAAACGCCTGTAATGCTTACATTAGCGTTGGCTTTGACGACAACGGTGCCGACAGCCCCAACCGCCGCGACGCCGGTGATGCCCACCTGCGTAGCAGTATCAAGGCCCCAAGGGCCGGAGCCCCACGTACTTCTGCCCCAGCCAATCGACACTTACGCCTCCTTGGGCAGGAGGTTATCAGGCTAGACGGATAACCGCGTTGGAAGCGTCAGCCGTCGGGAAAATGACGGTTAAGTCACCAGCCGTGGCAGTCTTGTCGCCACCAAACGAAAACACGCCAACGGCCTTATTCGACTTCGACGAGTTGTAGATCAGGCACCCCGAGGTGGTGATCGTCACGGTCGAGAACGTCAGATCCGCAAAGTCGGTCAGCGCCGTCGTACCCGAAATAGTCGGCGTCACATTGGTCAGCGTCGAGCCGCCCGCAGAGTAGCCGGTGCCGGATGCCTGATCCGCACCCATGTCAGAATAGTTGGTCGTGCCCGCGCCAAACGTACCAACGATCGACGCCGTGGCTCGAAACAGCGCCAGCTTGAAGGCATCGCCGGTAGTGAGTGTAAAGTTGTGGGTCGCGACCAGCAGTTCCTGCTTGAACGACGAACACATCGCCTGCGAAATAGCCATTAGAGTTTCCTCACGATTTCCGCGGCATCATGCTGACCCGCCTGATTTAGAACGTTGTAGAGCGTGGTGCGTTCGCTGCGCTGGGCCTGCTCGACATAGTGCTTCACTACCACGCGCATACGATCTTTGAAAGCGATGGCCTGTTCGCGGATGGCGGGCGGCGCGGTGTCGGCGACATGCAGCAACTTATTGACCGCCATGTCAGCGATCTCGTCGGCGTTCAGGCCGCGACCTGACGTGATGACCGACTGCACAGTCCCGACCTTGCCGCCGCCTTCGAGTGAAAACATTTACTGCTCCGCCGTGCGCTTTTCGCCGCCGCGGTAAACGTCCTTGCGGTCGCGCGCTTCGCCGAGGTTCTTGAGACCCTGAAGGCCGATGAGGAAACGCTCGCCGTAGGTCGCGGCCATGCCGTCAATACCCGACGTGCGCTTCATCCAGTTCGCTGCTTCCTCGAGCGTGCCGTACAACAGCGTGTCGTAGGCGTTCTCGCTGAGCCACGTCGTGCCTGCGTCACCGGCGAGGGTGAGCGAAGCGGGCTTGTAGAAGTAGTGC